TGGTGACTGTGTTTTCTACATCAAGTACTAGCTTCATCCTTCGTACCTCGCTGTCTGATAGTTGAGTTCACAGTTCACCATGCCATGCCAGCCATTCAACTTGTTCTTAACGATGTTGATATGGCGTAGTGGGCTTTCTTCTTCCTGTCCCTCTACGGTAGGTGACTTACCAATCAGTATCATCAAGTCAGCTTCAGCAGCCTTACCTGTACGTGAGCCTTCCATCATTGATTGGTTAAGCTGCGCACGACCTTCAGCATCTGCTGATAGCTGTGACATATAGAATACGGCACAGTCATAGGTCTTTGCAATCTGCCTAGCGTAGATAGCACAAGCCTTCAGTGCTTCGTCTGGTCTGGCATAGTTACCTGCCACACCAAACTTATCACCCATGTCTAGTACTAGAATGTCAGGCTTGAATGATTTACATACAGACTCAACCCACGCCATGTCTCTACCACCTGCATCCTTAATCTTGATGTTGTTCATCACAGGTTCGTACATGTGCTTGGCCTTAGTCATGTCATCTCGCACCTCTCGTGCTGTCATTCCAGCCGCTGCTGTTAGGTATCTAGCACCGACACGGTGGGTAGGCTCTTCATTACATAGGATGATACACTTAGCACCCTGTGAGGCAAACCCACCCGGCGCAGCAATCAAGCTGGCATGGAAGGATGTCTTACCAGTGTTAGGTCTAGCACCTACTTCGATAAGCTGACCACCTGACACACCTTCTATCTTACGTGTCACTGATGGTATGTTGAACGCCCACTTGGCTTCCAACTCAGCTTTAGCCATGAGAGTTTCGATAGTGATATCATCCCATTCGATATTAAGGTTGGGGATGAAGTCATCACCGTATCTCTCAAGCAAGTTACGCAATGCCTCTAGTGTAGAAGCATCACCGTTGACCATATCGAATCCGATATTAGCAACGTCTTCTCCAATTACCTGCTGGAATAGTTTGGATAGCACCTCTTGTGCTATGTCACTACCCATAGGCTGCTCACGCTTCACCTGTGCAAACAGGCTACTGTATGAGGCTTTCTGTGCCGTAGTCAGAGTAGGATTGTCAGACATAAACAATGCCTCAATCTCATCTGGTGATACGGTACGCTCATACTTGTCCATAGCTGTGTCGATAGCTTTCTTAATCTTTCGCACATCACTACTGAACAAGCGGTCAGGACACTTGGAACCACGATGGTCATCGTAGAACTCCTTGTCCATCAAACTTCTAATCAGTGATAATTCCATTTAGCTTCTCCATATCTTCGGGGTTACGATATTTCAAGTCATCAGTCAAACGTAGGACACGAACATCGTTCACGTATCCACGTAGTTCCTTTGCCATCTGCAAAGTCTTGGGTAGCGCATCGGGGTCTAACGCTATTACGGCTGTTGAGAACTGTGCAAGATACCTTTTATGCGATTCCTGCAATGATGTGCCAAGAAGCGCAACCCCGACAAAGTTACCGTAACCAACAACGGCTGCACTCACACAGTCCTCAACAACAACTGCGACTTTACCACAACCAGCGGTATAAGGCAAGCCACTTTTTCCATATCGTTTCCATTTAGGTAGACGATGCCCAGACAATGACCTGCCTGTACCATCTACCATCTTACCTTCTTGCATGACAGGGAATACCACGCGGCTTTCCTTTACATCATACAACAAACCTAATTCATCTATATCTAATCCCCACTCAGCACACCACCTGTTCATGTACACATTGTCACGATGGGGTATGATGTAGGTAGGTAACTCAAAGGGTATGACATCATCAGCAAAATCTTGTGCATTACCCATGCCAGCCCGGATGTCCTCTACCGTCATGTGAACACGAGTGCCACCCTTGACACCACATGACATACGATAGCAGTTCCATACCAAGCTACCCATGTTGTTGGTCACAGTAAAGGTACGCTTGCCACAGTTAGGACAAGCCATTCTCTTAGTATGACCATTAGGTATATCTAATTCACTTACTATATTATATATGTTCATAACTATATCACTTTCTCTGCGGCAGTTAAGTGCTTTTACCATGCGACTTACGAGTTGTCAATGCATTATTTGCAGAGGCGTAAGTATTTTTCATGTATGGTTTAACTGACTGTGGGTTAGTGTGTCCTGTAACCGACATGATTTGTCCCATAGGTACACCTGCCTCAACCATTTGTGTAGTGCCAGTCCTTCGTAGGTCAGACAGTCTTAGTTCATCAGACAGCCCAGCTTCGCGCATGACAGCCCGTCCAGCTTTGGACAGTCTCTCCATGCTGTAAGGGTGGTACTGCCCCTGTACAGGCATTGTACGAGGAACAACGTACTGTTGAAAGCCAAAGTCCTGCTCTTGATGTATCAGCATATCGTATAGGTCATCTTCGATAGGCAAAGTTACCTGTGACCTACGCTTGGATTGCTCAAGAGATAGCTTCCTATTGGCAAAGTCAAAGTTATCCCATGTAAGCAAGCGCATGTCACCTAGTCGCTGACACCATTCGTATGCCATGTGTACTATCAAACCGATACTACGCCATTCAAATGCACTGTATGCAGTGTCAAGGAATTGACGCACATCATCCTCAGTCCACACCACCTTGCGTTGTGGTGCAGACTTACGCTTAACATTAGCGAATGGATTGATGGTAGCATACTCCATCTCAATGGCGTATCTGAATACGATAGATGACACAGTACAGACATGGTTGGCGAGGCTGATACCCCGCACAACCCAATCTTCGTAAGCGTGTTTAGCTTGCTTGCTTGTCAAGTCTTTGTACTTTCCATCACCAAATTCTTTACACATTACACTCAAGAAATACTTATAGTCTTGTTTAGTTCTGTCGCGTAACATACTGTAATCATTGGATGTATAGTACTTATCAACTAATTGCTGTACTGTCTTCATAACGCTCTCCTAATCTCTGTGTCCATACCACTCAACATCATCACCCATAGATACTCGACATCCCATAGGGGCTTCATCACAGTTAGGATAACTAGGGCAACCTAAATGCTCACTATCATCATCGTCATCATACTCCCATACATCTACTGATGTAACGTCAAAGGAAGCAATACCTTTCATCTCCTTGATAAGCCTATCTACAGTAGCCAGTGCTTCTTCTTCAGAAGCAGCATTGGTATCATATGACAGACAACCATCACACCAGTCGGGTGCAAACTCAATAACATATCGTTTCATGCTGCCAACAACTCCTTGAACTGCTTGCTTTCAATCCAACGTGTTACTTTTTCTTCACGCTCCCACATATTCTTAGCGGCAGTGTCTTTACCAGTATTACGTAGCTTGAAACCATTACGTTCATCAGCATAGCTTGCATAGTTTGTGAAAGCAGAGTACAGCGCAAAGCCATTGTTACCACGCACACCAGCCTCTTGATTGTACAACTTAAACAATCCATCAGCCTTGCCTTTGTCGAGCGACTCAAGCATAGCTTTGACATCTCCTACATACAGAGACTTGTTAGCCCATCGTTGTATTTGCGCATGGTAATTTTTAAAATCGTTATTAGATTTTTGTACTTGTTCACCAAATCTATCAAGGTTAAAACCGCTAGTGTTCTTACGCCTCACCTTGTCATGCTCACCACGTATCATGCCATTGGTGCAGAAGAAGTCGATAGCACCAAACAGTACCGTGTTAGAACACGTACCATCCACACCATGCAATGCAATTATGCGTTGTGCAATCTCTGTCTCATGCTTTGGCGTAACGATGGTGTGCTTCATGTTAGGCAAGGTCATGTCCATCATAGCCCAACCGTTGTTGTGAGCATCACGCCACACAATACTAGCCCCCTCTATCTCATGTGAGGAAAGATTGTCTGTCACTCTCCCCATGATGTCACGATAAAAGTCACCATGTGACCTAACTCCTTTAGAAAAGTCTTTGCCAACTATAGCAATAGGTTCGCCAGTATTATTGTTAATGACGTACTGCTTGTCAACTACACGAGTAGGCTCAAAGGTTACGTCAAAGTCTAAGTTCTCAGGGATATATTCTAGCATATCAATTCTCCTTTATAGTATGAT